GGCTTTTCGTCAATCAGCTTTTCTCGCCCCAACCAGATTGTTCGGCGGCGAGGGTGGGCAGGGCTTCACTGTCGCGCCAGGTAGGCTTGGCTCCGGTGCCGAAGGCAGCGTCAAACACAGCATCGTATTTCGAGCGTGGCGGGGATGCAGCGGTGCGGATGGTGGCGGAGCGGGCGGCGGCGAGGAACCCGTGGCGACGGCGTGCTATCTCAAGCAATCCGAAAAAAGCGTCAGCATAGTCAGGCGATCTACCACTTGTTCGCTTTTTCATTTCGTCTTTGGTCTCGACTTTCACCCTGGCTCCCACCTCTTTATAAGTGCGGGCGCACATCTCCATCATGGTGGTGGGGTCAAGACCCCGGATCTGGCCGCTGACCAGGAACTCCTTGCCGATGTACCACAACTCAGCCACCCGGTTCCAGAATCGGTCCTTGCCTTTGCGGCGGTCGGTAGCCGACACGGGCAACTCAGAGGCAGCACCCGCGAACGAGACGGCCTGCATCCCCGGCCCCATCTTCATGGCCAGGATAGTGCCAAACGGATCGCCTCCGCCCGTCACGTCCGCTCCCCGGTCTGGCACAGCGACGTTCCTCTTCTCACACTCGGCGATGAAGAGTTCCGCGAGCTGTTCGTTGCGGTCCTTGGCTGCTCGCACGTTGACCAGCATCATCAGGTCTAGGGTGTCAGTTTTCTCAAGCACCTTGATCCTCTGGCCAGGGGTAGCCCCTGGGGCCCAGCCGACCAGCCCGAACGCAGCAGCCGCTCTGTCCCCACCTTTGGAGAACGCCGGGTCAAGAAAGGCAATAGGTGTCGGGCGGTCTAGCCAGGGGGTGCCTTTCTTGGACGCCATGTTCTTGGTCAACTCCGGCTCAGAGTAAATGGCGTCCACTTGGCCAGTGGGGCACGGGAAGGATTTCACCATGCGGTAGTAGCCGGGCGAGCGGGGGCCGAACTTTTCCCGGATCTCGCGCAGACCTTCCTCGGTCAGCAGCCCTGGGTAAAGCTTCTGCCCAGCCAGGACGTTTGGGCTTTTCTCCCCATCGAAGCGCAGGCAGTAGCCCCCAACACGGGTTCTCCAGCCATAGTCATCCTCGGTGACACTGTCCCAGCCTTTCTCCGGCTCCACGAACATGCCGAACGGGTCGAAGATGGAGGTCAAGTTTCCCGTCCCGATCATCTGGAACTTATCGACCGAGAGCAAGTTGGTGGCAGCGTCGTAGAGTTTCGGGGTCAGGAGTGGAAGCTCATCAGCGATCATGATGAGCTTGCCCATGGATTTGAAACCGATCTTCGTGGAGGCGTCACCATCGTTACCCTTACCCCCCGCGATCAAGGTGATGCCGACCAAGTCGTTCGACCGACCGTTCATGTACCCGGTGATCTTGCCGGAGGAGGACACCAGTTTGCCTGGCAGGGGGCCAGTTTGAGGCACAAGGTAAATCTCTGCCTCAGCCCAGTATTTCTCGATGACGCCCCAGATACGCATCCGGGATTCAGTCAGGGAAGTGGAGGTCACCAGCACCCGCGTTGTTTCAGGGTCAATCAAGAAATTGGCGATAGCCCAGATAGCCCCGAACTGGGATTTGCCTGAGCTGGCGTGACCGGAGATGCCGAGGAACTTGTGCTTGCAGGCGTTGCGCAGCATCTCTCTGGCGTATGGGTTCCAGGTGAATTTGTACTGGCAGTTCTCGCGCCCCCAGATGTAGGTGACGAAATTCATGAAGTGCTCCTCCCACGGGAGGATGCCTTTCACGTTTTCATACCGGGAATACCTGCGAAGGATCTCGGCCTCAATCTTCACCGGAGGCAGCTTGAGCCTGGGCCTGCCGAGCTGGTCACACAGCGGCCGCCATTTCACCCCGTACTTCCAGACATACATGCTCTCGGGGATAGCAGGAGCAGCAGGGGGCTTTTTGGCTGGAGGTGGCATGGGTTAAAATACAAAGCGATGGGATAGCTGGCAAGACGGGAAACCTACGACCCTGCGGCTAAACGATAGCGGCGGGACTTGTCTCGGATTTTCCTCTTCTCCCGACAACTCGGGCACTGGGCTGTCGGCGAGTCCCTGAGTTCACCTTTGCAAGTGTAGCACAATGCCACTTGACGGAGCATTGTGTATCGGTCTTTCACGGCACCTCGGTGGTACTCACCACGGGTGCGGGGAGTCTTCTCGTACTCCATTCCTATTTCCACAAACACCTGTTTAGCTTTTTTGGTGTCTCGGATCACCACATCGTATATAAACTTTCTTCCATTATATCCCGAGACGTTGACCTGAGTGTCCGCGCCTAACTGAGCCGCGACACCGTGGAGCTTCTGGAGCAGGACTCGGAGAGTCATGGCTTTTTCACCTCCATGATTTTCTCCAGACACATGCCGTAGCCGATGATGTCAACCACCGTGTCATGCTTATCACTGGTGGTGGCGCGGGACAGTTTCAGGGCGATCATGCACAGAGCCACTTGTTTGGCTGTCACCAGGGTTCCCAGGAGCGGAGACCACAGGGCAGCGATACGCTCGAAGCTTTCCTTCGCGTCGCCATAATCCTCCTGCCTGTCGCCGTTGACCACCTTGACGGCTTCATCCATGGCGGAGGGTTTGGGGGTTTCCCTTGCTGGCTGCCAGGCGCTACCCAGAACCGCTTTTCCTCTTTCACGCAGGGTCTCTTTCTGGTGTTTCTCCTGGCACGCTTCGCACGCCAACGGGGAAAATTCGCAGTATATCTCCTCGTCAGTGTAGCCTTCTTGTCTGGCTACCACATGGCAGCAAATTTCATTCAGTGGTTTTTTCATGTCGGTATGTCTCTAGTTTTTGGAGTGCGGAAAGGAGGCGATTCTCGGTGCCCTGCTTGGCTTCAAGGGCGGTGGCGACGGCGTCGTCCACGGTGCCCGAGCACAGCAGTCGGTGGACGGTAACTTGGTTCTGCTGACCACGGCGGGCGAGGCGACCGATGAGTTGCTCGTATTCCTCCCGGCTGTAAGTCATGGTGGTCCAGACAATCGTGTGGCCACCCTTCTGCATGTTGAGGCCGTGGCTGGCAGACCGAGGGTGGGAGAACAGAACTGGGATCTGCCCAGCGTTCCATCTGTTGAGCATGTCCTTCTGCTGCACGTCGTTCTTGGCATCAGCGAAAAACTCGCCCTGTGGAAAGGCTTCACGGAGACGCAGGGCCTCGGACTTGAAGGCATAGGCCACCAGCACAGGGCTCTTCGTCTGTTTGACGATGTTCTGGAGGGCTTTGATTTTCAGGTCGTGCAGGCCGTGCTGGTTGCTCTCGGCGTCGTAAATGGTGCCACTGGTAAATTGCAGGAGCTTGGACACCAGGGCGGCAGCATTGACTGCGGTGATCTCAGCGTCCTTCAACTGCATCACCAGCTCTTTCTCGAAGTCGCGGTACTCCTTAAGCAGCGCAGGTGGCATGGTGATCTCCACATCCTCGATGATCGGCTCGGCCACGTCCACCCAGTCCTTGCTGCGCAGGGTGAGGGTGATGTCGGAAATCTTTTTCTGGATGCGCTCCTCAGTATCTGGCATCGGCCCCCAGTTGTACTGCATGTAATCCAGTGGCACAAAGTAGGTGCGCTTGAAGGTGTCAAAGGCTGTGCCAAACCGCTCGCCCTTGTCCAGCAGGCGCACCTGGGCAAAGAGGTCCAAGAGGGAATTAGGCACCGGGGTTCCAGTCAATCCCCAGCGACGGAGAAGCTGAGGCTGGGCCACACACCTGCGCCACGCCTGGATGCGTTTCGCGCTCGGGTTTTTGCATTTGGTGATCTCGTCATACACCACTGTGTCGAACGGCACCGTGTTGCCGCGCTGCTTGATTAACTTGATCAAGGTCGGCAGTGACTCGTAGTTGATCAGGTAAAGATGGGCAGTGCCATCCATGAACATCTGCCTGCCTTTCTCGGTCCTCAGGTTGGCCACGCGCATGTAGTTGAACTGATCCCAGTCCTCCGGCTCCATGGTCCAGGTCAGGTTGGTGACGCGCAGCGGGGCAATGATCAGCGCACCCGTGCATTCCAGATTGGAGAATAACTGGTCCAGTGCTGCCAACACAGCGGCAGATTTACCGATCCCCATGCCGACACAGGCATAGGCCACGGAGCGGCTGACAAGGAACTCGGTCAGCCTGTCCTGGGGTTCTGAGGAAGGGAAGTGCATTTAGTCCTGCAACAAGTCTTCGTGTTTCTCTGCGTCGGCTTTCACCAGGTTGTCCACGAACGCACAGGCGGCGTAGAAGCTGTCGGCCCAGGAGGCCATGACGTTGCGCTCCCGCAGCTTGCGAAGCTCGATAAGCTGGAGCGGCGTAGGCTCGTTGCCGGGGGCTTTCAACTCCAGCATACCCGGTGTACCATTGGGGGCGATGATCAGACGATCAGGCACACCTCGACGGCCGGGAGAGGTGAACTTGTAGAAGAGGCAGCTTTTGGCCTCTGCATACTTTTTGACTTTTGCTTCGATGTCTTTTTCGCGCATGGGGTTATTTGGAGTAGAATGGAATGACCTTTCCTTCTGCCTTGAGGGGTAAACCTTCAGCCCAAGGAGGAAGCACCGTCAGATGCTCAATGAGTTCTTTGATGTTCTGTCCTGGCAGAAGCTCAGTGATGATTTCATCATGCACCAAGGTGATGGTATGGTAGCCATGCTTCTCAGCGTTCATTGCACCATAGGCCATGATGTCCGCCGCCACCGCCTGGGTGCAGTTTTCTGCTAGCTTGCCTGAGTAGGTCGTGTTGGTAACCCAAGTGGCTTTTTTCTTTGGAGCAGGGCCCCAATAGGTGATGCTGTCCGACACCCAAGCTCGCTCATCTTTCGTCTTGGCTGCTGCGATCTCAGCCTCTGTTGGATTGAGGAGAGATTTGAGTTTTCCTTTTTCACGGAATAGCAAGGTAGGCACCAGCTTTGCATCTGGGTAAGCTAGATGCCTGCCGCTGGGGAGCCGCATGAAAAGGAAGTTCTTTCCCGCTGTTCTGAGGGAAACAAACTGCACATACTTGCCGACAGGAACTTTCTGCCCTGGGTAGGTGAGGGCCTTTTTAGCTCCGCGCTCCATCTCTTTCCAGAAGTTGACCAGCTTGGGCCGAGTTTCTCGGAAAGCAGCCACAGCTTTTTCAGCGAGTTCAAGAGGGATGGTGATGCCCTTCTTGGCGCAGGCATCAAGGAACCCCTGGGGACCAAGCTGGAATCCACAGCCAAGCACTGCTTCTTTTCCTACGTCTCGCTCCCGAAGGTTACCGTCGTTCTTTTCCCTCTCCGCCTGGAGTTCTGCCACTGGTCGATCATAGATCACTGATGCCATGTGAAGGTAGAGGTCCTGCCCATTTCGGTACATGTCCAAAACGTCCTGCTGATCTGACAACCACAAGATGATTCGGGCCTCGATGGCAGCGAAGTCAGCATTCCCAAAATTGTGTCCTGGGTTGTGGATGAAATGCCGGATGCAGGAGGCCAACGCAGGAAGTCCAGGTCCGTACTCGGATTCAATCCACTCCAGACAGGCGTTCCCGCAGATGTCCTTATAGCACTCCTTCGTGTTCTTGATGATAGGTTTCTTGAAGTTCTGAATCTGGAGGCCCGCGCCTGCCCATCGTCCTGTTCGCAGGGCACCATAGTACATGAGGGCATCATACACACGACCCTCTAAATGAGAACAGATCATGAACGGAATCTTGGCCAAGGAGGCAAACCCGATGGACTGTTTCATCTTGAGAGCGCGACTCACTTCATCCTCTCCCTCGATGACCAAATCTTCATCCGACTCCATCTCCTCCAAGACATCCTCGATAGTTTTCTTCTGGAGGTTCGAGCCGCTGTAATTTCTCTCCTTCAACCAAGCGAGGAACTTCTTTCCCTGCGTCGGCTGAAGCCCAGTCAACTCAAAGAACTCCTTGGTCAGCTTGTCAGTGGCCTGCTCGATCAAGCTCTGCGCGTGACGTGCTGCCGGGATGTTCACCGGGATGCCGCGCTGGTTGATCATGATGTCCAACTGGTAAGTGGCCAGTGGGAATCCTTTCAACTCGAAAAGATGGAGCGCACGGTGAATGGCCTGCTCGACCACCACGTCCTGCAAACAGTATTGGCAGAACTCCCTGAAAGCCTCCGGCTCATCGGTTGGCAGAATACGTGAGCCATCTTTCTGAGGGCAGGAAAACTTGCGGATCAAGGCTGATCCTCGGTTGTCCTTCTGCTGGGGCAAGTTGAGGGCCTCTGCACATTTCTTCAAAGAATGGGGCAGCGCGGCTCTTCTGGCCATTGCAGCGGTGCAACGGTAGCGGCTCAGGTCTGGCGCGGGATAGCCAAAAGTCTGTCTGAATAGGGCCTGAGATACCGCGATCTCGAAACCAGAGTTGTGGGCGTACACAGGTTCACTGGACTCCACGTACTCCTTGAGCAGGGCTTCTGCTGGGGTCCAGTCATGGCCAGGGAACACTGACCGCCACTGATGGGGCAACCACAACAGAGGTTCTTCATTATCCCTGGCCAGGGCCAGCATGAGAATCTCCGTGGACGGGTCGCGGGCGTATCGGGTGGCCCCGAACCCAATGTCGCAGGCGGAGTATGTCTCGTAGTCCTTGTGGTACATGCTTCTGGTTAGGCTGGGTCACTGTTGCTCAGAGGTGGACGGGCAGGAGTCGAACCTGCTGATGAAAGTTTCCTCTATCGTGGCGGCTGCCTCTTACGAGCGTTTCCGTTTGTTCCACTGTCGGGCATGGACACACCTAGCTTTCACTACTCCATGACTGCGTGTCCCGTCCACGCCGCCGTCCACCTCTGAGCAAAGCGTCACCCCGTTAAAGAGGTGACGCAGCGACTTGTTCGAGTTAGTCGAGGCTGACGTTGGAATCAGCTTCCACGTCGCCGAACTCCTCATCCACATCCACCGGACCACGGCCACCGAGACGCTCGCCGTCCTTGACGAACATGACGGCGATGATCTCAGAGGAGATGCCGCGCTGCTCGTTGTTGTAGGGGAACAGGTCAATGGTGCCGTGAACGTAGCAGCCGGAGTATGGCTTACCACTGTCAGCAGACAGGTCGTTCTTGAGCATGTCCACGATCTTGGGTTTGACCTTGGACTTGGCACTGATGGTCCACTTGCCGGGCCCAAGTGCTGGGTCTTCTTCACGGGCCGGGGTGTCATCACCTTTGCGCAGGGCCAGGAGCGTGGGCTTCTTGCCGCCGAACTTGGGGTCGTTCATCAGCTCGGCCTGGGCCTTCTTGATGGCGGCGATTTCGGTCGCGTTGGTCTTTTCATCCAGGATGAAGGTGATCTCGTACTTGGTCTTCTGTTCGACCTGTTCGGGGGTCATCTTGTTCTTCGTGACCTCGGCTGCGCTGGGCTTGCGGGGCGTGTGAACATTCACGTAACTGGCACGGACATTGCGGAGTTGAACTTTCATGTGTGGGTATCTGGTATCTGCTGTTTCTTGTTTTCTGCATCCTGCCATTGTGGCCTGATGTCCCTGACCTTATTCAGGAAAATGAATCTCGTCAAACTTAAAAAGGCTCTGACGGTAAAAATTGTGAAGGCACGCCACGGCCCAGGAGCACCTGTCTAACTGCGGCCCGGCGACGATTCTCTTTAGCGACATTCTCCGACGCCGTGAGGATCTGAATATTGCCGCTCTCATACCCCACATCGTTCTCAATGCGGTCTATCTGAGCGGCAAGTGATGCTCTGCCTTTGCGCGTGAGGTAGTCGTGCTCCATGGCAAAGACGACGAACTCACCAAAGGTCAGGTGAAACGGGATGCCTCGGCGACGGGCGGAGGAGCGCAGGTTGTTAAAGGCATCCTTGTCAGGGGCATTGGCCCTGGACACCAGCTTTCTGCAACGGTCGCACACCGGGCGTCCTTTGGGACGACGGCCACAGTGCGCCACTTTGCAAGTGTTGCGGCGAGGCTTGTCCCTTAAGACCAGGGAAAACCTGCCGCTCTCCTCGTCGAAGCTGAGTTTCACCTTCGCCTTTTTCATCTCAATCCCAAATGATTTCTGGTTTCAAGGTAGGCGGAGACGAACTCCGCCGCGACTTGCGGCACGATTGCATTGCCGTAGCCCCGCAAGAGCCCCACTCGATTGGGTACCCCATGAGCCAAAGGGAAAAGTTCGGATTCAACTGGTATGCGCCTAACTTTACCATCTTGGCAGGAGATGAACTGAGATCCAGACCAGCCTTGGGTGAATTCTTTGAATCCCTGAGTCCGAAAGCTACCTCCACTTCTCGTTGAAAGTCGGTGTTCGATGACCCGTGCGCTTGCGGATTGTTGGTTGCTGCCATTGGAGTCGCCCAGCCCGTCAACAGCACCACCTCGTTCAGTGGTCTGCTGTTCTTCCCGTGAAGATTGCTTTTGCCATTCTTCCAGTCCCGTGCTGCTGCTGTGGGCCACCCAGTAAAGTCGCTGTCTGATGTGCGGCGCGCCGACGCCCGCAGCGCACAAATCGGCTCCTGCCCGTTGATAGCCCATTCCTTCCAGGTCAGTGAATACTCCGGCGAGCCATTCACGCCCAGCCTTGCTTGCAACCTGTTCGCCAAAAGCTGTTGAAGGCTTGCAGGCTCGGATGAGTTCGGCGAACACAGGCCACAGGTGTCGCTCGTCAGCAGCCCCAAGTCCTTTACCTGCGGCACTGAAAGGCTGGCAGGGGCAGCTTCCTGTCCAGACAGGTCGGTCTGCTGGCCAGCCAGCGAGTTGCAGGGCAAGTGACCATCCTCCGATCCCAGCGAAGAAATGGCATTGGGTGAATCCCAGAAGGTCTCCGGGTCGAACGTCAATGATGCTTCGGGTGTCGACTTCTCCATCGGGTATGTGTCCTTCCTTTATCAGTTCTCGCAGCCACGCTGCTGCCTTCTGGTCAAACTCATTGTAGTAGTTCATCTCAGTCCCAAGTGACCTCCTGCACGTCGGAGAAATGGTCGTCGGTCTCGCTGCCCCAGGTGGGTCGCGGGTCATCCAGTGGAGCCAGTGTCGGGCCACCTGCGGGCTTGACCATCTGTGTCTGGAGTTTATCGAGGACCTCCTTGTCCTTCACCAAGTCCTCGGCCTGCGCCGGGGAGATGATCTTCTGCGACCAGACCTGGTCATACGGCAGCACTTTCTGGAGCAGCAGAGACGCGGCCTTCTCGTCTGACCAGTAACGGTGGCCACCTTTGGAGGCGACCAGCTTGCGCCCGAACTGCTCGCCCTTGCCAGCCTTGGTCATCTCCAGGGCGTAGTCGCCCAGGTCCTTGAAGAACTTGAGGATCTTGGGCGCACGGTCAAGCAACTCTTTGACCTGCTCAGGAGCCACAGCAGACGGCTTGACCTCTTTGCCTTTGAGCAGAGGCTCAAAGTCAGGCAGGCCATCTAGCAGCCAGGCGTTGTGGGCCTCGCAGATCCCTGCCTTGCGAGCCGGGCAAAACTTGCAGGCTTTGTCTGATGGGGCAAAGACACCAGGATCACCTTTGAGGATGGACTGGGCAGGAGGGGTGATCTTGTCATCAGTGAACTGCCGCAGCTCACCTAGCGTCACGGTCCACACTTTCGGCGCACCCTGGAGCCGCGGCTGGAAGATGCCAAGGCTGACCGAGGTGTCGTCGTTGACTGTGGCCCACAGGGGATGGACGAACAGCAGATTGGAGAGCTGCTGCTCAATGTGGCTGCGGGCGTAGATGGAGAGCTGAAGGTTGTATTCAGAGTCCACCTCGCCATAGCCATACTTGAGGTCGCGCACGGCAATCCCAGCGGGACTGATGCACACGAAGTCCATGGTGCCCTTCTGCTTGGGGTAATAGTAGAGCGGCACCCGCAGCTCCACATGCCAGTCAGAGTCCTCGGTGATGGTCTCCCGGCAGAAGTTGGCGTAATCTGTGCAGTGACGCACCATGTCTGGATCACAGCCAACTGGGATGGGCTGGCCGCGCAGGATCGCCTCACCGACCGAGTGGGCCAGAGTCCCTTCCCTGCTGGCGTCGCTGTCGGTGTTGGCAGGGAAGCGGTCCGCGTTCGCCTCAAGGAAAGGGACAGAGGCCGTGCAGGTCGTCCAGCGCACAGCGGCGGACGGAGCCAGGATCGAGTGTTCAGGGTCGTAGGTCATTGACCAACCTCCCAAAGTTTGAGAGCTAAACCAAGGCATTCTGCTTCTGTTTCGGGTGGCTGGCCCCATGACCAGCGTTCACTCCATGGGTGTTCATTGTTTATACAGACATGGAGTGATGGCTTTTCAGTGTCCATTAAATAGTCGTGAAAAACAGGGCATTGCTCTTTGGTTAACTTCTTTTTTGCCTCGTGGCAGGCATTGAGATCGTTGAAGTAGTCGGGAACTGGTTGCCCCCAGAAGGGGCATTCGGTTGACCTACCAGTCGGAGAGAATTTGAACCCTTGAGCTTGCGCAATCTTGATGCGCTTCTGTTCTTGTGTCAGTTTCATAAGGATAAAAAAGGAGGGGCAGCCTCAGCCACCCCTCCTGGTCAAGGGTTAATACTGAAGCTCGGGGATGTTGCGGTAGGCGTACACCAGGACCTGGGCTTTCTTGAACGGCGGCAGGTTTTTGGTGTTGCCGCTGTAACCGAGGCCCTCAGGTTCTGGGGCAGCGAGGAAACCGAGGATGATCTTCTTGGAAATCACCGGGTCTTTCTTCACCACGTCGATCATCTGAGTCCAGACAGGCAGCACCTCCTCTTCCGTGATGTCGGCGTTGGCGTCCACCTTGTTCCACAGATCCAGCACCTTGGCCTCGACCTCTTCCGGGGTCAGCTTGCCGTCGGTGTCAGCAGGAGCTGGGGTAGGGGCCGGAGCGGGTGTCGGAGTGGCAGCAGGTGCTGGGGTAGGCTCGGGCTCAGGGGCCGGGGTGGTGGTAGCCACGGGCAGTGTGTCTTTGCGCGGACGGCCACGGCGTTCCACTTTCGGCTCGGGTGCCGGAGCGGGGGCTGGAGTGTTGACCGGGGCAGTAGCAGAGTTTTTCTGGTCGATGATGGACTGCTTCTCGGCTTCCGTCAGTCCTACGCTACCAGTGTATCCGCCATCACCGCCTCCGGTGGTGACAGTGATGACCGGAGTCCTGGCACCAGCTTGCGCAGCGGCGATGGCGTGCAGGCCGTCACCAATGTGGTGCAGGGCGGCGACGAGGGAATCAAAGGGGTGGGGTGTGGGTGTCATATAGGTGTATTCTGTCTGTCTTGTTGGTTCGTCTGGTTAATCCCAGGAGATGGTTTCGGTTGTGGTGATCTCGCCGTTGAGGCGGTCGTGCACGACCTTGTTGAGGTTCTGGCCAAGCAGGGTGCCCTGCCTGTGCCAAAAGATGTGGCGTTGATCGTCGTGCCGGAACTTGGTAGGCAGCCGGACGTAGTTCTCTGCCGAAAGGACGGAATTGAGATACTGCTTGGTGACAGGGCGACCACGTGGGTTCTCAAACTCAAGCAGGCGTTTGAGGGCATCGCTGCTGACCAGGTCGTTCTGCACCAGCGGGTGATCACCATCACTGATGATCTGACGCACAGTGGCCACGGTGTCGCTGGCACTGTCACGCACTAGATCCTCGAAATAGTGAGTGACTGGGGCACGGCCATCGGGGTTGAAGTCTGGGCTGATGGTCCAGGCTTCAAAGAAGCTGCGCAGGGCTCCTGGCATGTGGTCCACCGAGGAGAACAGCCGGGTGAAGTAGTCCTCGCCCAGGTCCTTGACTTGAGACGCTGTCTGCAAGGCGCACTTCACAAACCAGAATCGCCGCTCGTCATCGGTCGTCGGCACCGGGGCCGAGTAATTGGAGAAGGCCATGTAGTTGGTGACGTTGCGCACGGTGCGGGTATCGTTCGCCCGCTTCTCAATGGAGATGTAATCGTTGGTGATGAGGGGTTTCAAGACATCAAGCAGGTCACCCCGATCATGACTGACGTAAATCTCTTCCACTGCAATCACCTGCGAACCGTAGGCCCACTCAGTCCAGCCTTTCTTAATGGACTCGTTGGTAATCAGCTTCGAGTTGCTCGGCCCCAGCAGGCAGGCCATGACCTCGAAAAAGAAAGTCTTGCCGCAACCCTTGGCCCCCTGGATAAGCGGCATCCACCGGATCTTCTTGCCAGGGTATTGGACGTTGTGAGCGATCCAGTCGAGCAGGGTGGTTTGATACTCTGGCTCGGGGATGAGGAGGGAAAGGTGGGTCAAGAAAATCTGCGAAGCTTCCTCCATCTGGGAGGAGTCGGCGGCGATGAAGTCGGCCTTGTACACGTTGACGAAATCTTTGCCTTCCTGCTTGACGTAGGTGCTCTTGGGCTCAGTCGGGTCATAGACGAAGTCGTCCACGCAGGGGCACTTGATGTGGTTAAGGACGAAGTCCTGGGGGCGGTAGAACGGCACCGACAGCGCAGCCTGGGTCACCTCCCGGCCCGCGCCAAGGAGCATCTCCGGGGTGGGCAAAAGCTCCCGGCCATAAAAGGCGTCAAAGGCTTCGGGTTTGAGGAGTTGCGCATTGCTGCGGCGGTAAAAGGCTTTGGCCGATCCCACATAGCAGAACCCGCGTGCCCAGTTCGGCTCCTTAATCGAGTCAGAGATCCGGGTAGCACTGAGTTTGTTGCGCTCCTTCTTCAAGTCCTGACGCAGGGAGGTCAGGGGGATGGTCTCACCAAAGCGTTGCTTGGCGGTCTTGATCAACTGGGCCAGCATGGAGCCCTCTTCGCTGGAAGTCAGGAACTCGGACTGGGCCATGGCCTTAATCGCTGCGTCCACCAGTTCTGCTGCACGGGTGTGACGCTTGGAGGCCAGCACGGAGGCGAAGGTTTCCGCTGACTCCTTGCGCACGTTCTCCGGCGTCCAGCCATACTCCTTGGCCATCTTGATCAGCGTGCGGGCGGTGACCGGGGCACGGCCATCAGGGATCGGTTTGAACGTCTCCCAGCGGCGACGCATCTTGGCGTGGCCTGGGTATTTCGACACCGACTTCTGCGACCACCGATCAAAGATGTCATAGACTTCCTCAAACTGGTCGGTGCCACCAAACTGGTGGTGCAAGGCAGCCATGACATCGAGCCAGTCGTGCATCCCCATCTCTGGGTCCATGTGCAGAAGCATCTCATTGACCACCTGGGGCGTGACCGAGGGCACCGGGGTGGCGAGGGAAAGGAAGGCGTCGAATCCATCCTCGTCGCTGCTGGCCGTGGTGCTGGACTTCGGAGAAGATGTGCCACCTTTGCGGTTGTAGGTCGGCAGGGAACGCGACTCTTCACTCAGGTCCTCAGGGGTCAGGGGTCGCCCCATGGCGTTGCTGCAAAAGACTGGGTGCTCGGTGTCCGGGCTCTGGCCTTTGAACAGCACCGGGGAGAACATGGGCTGGTTGACGATCAGCGACTCCTGAGTCACGGCAGGCAATCCTAAGCGGTAGGCAATCTCACGGGCCACGAAGGCGTAGTCCTGTGTGGAGAAGCCCGAGCAGGAGACCAGCACCCGGCACCGGGGTTTCTCAGGGGTCGAGGACACCGTGCGCCAGGCAGCGTAGGCGATGGGGCCGAAGGCTTCCTTGAATTTCGCCGGATTGTCCATCAGCTCCAAAGCCGGGCTGCTGCCATCAGGGGCTGTGTCGATGTCCAAGAACACCAAGTCAAACCCGTTGACGTTGCCACCTTTGCGGTCGCAAGGGCTAGTGGGGTAACGAGCGGCCACCAGATAGGAGACCAACTTGGCCCGCTTTTGGTCCTCTTCGCTCAGGTCATGGTACTGCTGGTAGGTCCGGTTAAGAACCACAGGGGAATCCAGATGCCGCTGGATGAAGTCCTTAAAAGTCGTCGCTTCGCTGCGGACAACATGGGAATCCCACACGTCCGTGCCGTGAAAGTAGCTGCCCATAGGGTTAGTCTCTGCTGACGGGTTCGATCTTGAGTTGGGAGAGGCTGGTGTCGAGGAGACCCAGGTAACGGGTCAAGCGCAGGAGGGTTTGGGTCTTGGGGTCGTTGAGCCCATTCTCCACCTGGGAGATGGTGCCCGTGGAGATGTTGGTCTTAGCCGACAACTCCTTGATCGTAAGGCCCCTCTCCTCTCGGCGGCGTTTGAGCAGCACACTGACTGGCGTTTTGGTTTGTGGGGTGTGGGGTCGCATGGTGTCGCGTTCAGTTAAACGAATTTGCTGGCTGTGCAAAGGATAAAAATCAGGAAAATGAATCAGTC